AGCCATAATCGGGAATAGAGCAACCTTGTCTCTCATCTTGTTGGCTTTCACGGGACCAGCAACGGACGGGTGCTTGATCTTCCCGTCGAACTTCACAACCCACGGCCCTTTCGTAGCTTGCTCGCACAGTTCCTTGTTCCGCTTGATCCATTCGGTAAAGGTCATTTCGTGTCTCCCTTCAAAATGGCGGCCCGCACGGGACCATAATGAGCTTGGCGTCTCGATGTGTGGGCCGTGCGGGCCATGAAATGGCAGTGATGTTTGAGGTGCCAAGCTCATAGTCATACTCTGCGCCAGCAAAAACACGAACACAAGAGAAATCTCAGAAAAATGTCACACATTTTACACCAAGCGTCTTCTGGGTCTTTTCAGACCAACTTACTTTGGGAGTAGTCTGAAGCTTACACTTCTGGCGGAGCCTCATTGATCCATGCGAGCATAATGTCGCTGGCAGTTTCCAAATCTGGATGCGATTCCATGAAGCGTGCGATTGGCTCACAGTCGCACGCTATTTCAGTACAGCAATACTCCTTCGATAATACGTGGAGAAGATCAAGTGTGCCACTTCTATAGTCGCCCGAAGTTGTTCCCATATCGCTCATTTGACGTACCCCTATGTTTAGTTTTTATATAAAACAATTGTGTTCCACGTGGAACAATCAGTCTCCATGTTGCCACTTGTCGGCAGGATCGTCTGACTCTACGGGTTGAGCCCAGAACGCATCGTCGGCCATGATGGGGCTCGGAGCCGGGGGAAGATGCCTGACTCGATCAACGAGAGTTTCGATGTCCTTTCGGGTTGCTATGGGCGTGCATTGCACGGCCGGCGGTACGGATTTGATCTTCGGAGCCAGACTTCGACCGTTCGCAATAAGATAGCGACGGCCTGGACCATCTGGACCTGCAAGAATTCGTCGCTCAGCCTCTACCTGTGCTCCAGGACGTCTATCAGTCTCGTCCGGAATGCGGACACTCTTGCGTACGCTCAAAACCCAATCGCCAATGTAGATTGAACGAATCAACCGCAATGTGGATTGCAGTTTTTCTATCAGTAGTTCAGGCGTCCATTTGGCGCGTCGATAGATGCCATTTGGCCAAACGCCTACCGTGGGATACGTAAGGCGCATTTCCCAGTCTCGTTCGTGGTCTTTGTTCGCAAGCCTGATGGCGAAGACATCAAAATCTACATCATCCCCATGGGATAACTTGCATTTAGATGCCTTGCTACAGGCTTCATCGCCTTCGGCATTTGATACCAGTTTAGACTTTCGCATTGTAGGCTTGCTCCCAATATCGCTGGTTGATCCAAGTCTGGAAGTTCTTCCAAGGTGGGACGAATTCCTTCCGAGATGCTTGAATGGTACGCTCTCGGATCTGGATCTGGATGGCCGGGACCAAATCCACTACTGCGTCCTTCCAGTCTTTGTGTTTTGTCTTGAAGTGCTTCCACTCCGTATCGTGTCCTCGCTTGGCTGACGATGGATAGAGCTTCCGTGCCTTCTCGAACTCGGCTTCTTCCTCTGACCAGACAGGTTCAGAAGTCAATTTGTCTGGCTTGCCAGACGAATGGTTTTCTTGTTCTTCTTCTGCCTCTGCTTCTGCCTCTGCTTCTGCCTCTATTGCTACGGTAGCTATTTTTTTACTACCAGTAGTTGTCGGCTTACTCCGAGAATCCCTGCCAGATAGCGCCACGATTAGGCTGTTAAGTGACGGCGTCAGACTGAACCATTCACCATCTATTCTGCTATTTTTGAATTCACTGTGCCTGTCTTTCTCGCAACTCATGGTAGCTTTTTCAGTAGCCAATATCTCCAGTGACGGCTCGGTGGTTTTCAATGTGGCGAGCCGGGACCACGGGTTTTTACTGAACCCTATCTTGACCCTGTCTCCGTTGGGTATTCCGACATAGTACACATAGCCATCAACATCCAGTGACGCCCGTATTGGGTGGTTCTTCTCTCTGTATTTTTTATAGTTTACGAGGGACCACCCACCATCAACTTTGACAACTCGTCTGCCTTCTAGGTCCGGCGTTCTGCTGTATGGATCTGGGCTTTCAAGTTTGAGTACGGCCGCAGAGCATTCTTCCATTGAAAGGTTCGCTGATCTGGCAAGCCCCGGCAAAGACGCTTCGATCACACCCTCAGAGTCCGCCATTGCGAGCATTGTTACCCAAAGGACCCTGGTAGCGTTGTCTTCGCTCCAGATACTACTGGTTACAATAGTTGAAAACAGTTTTGTGAATCCAGCCATGTTTCTACCCATCCAGGGCCTCCAACCATAGAAGCCGAAAACGGTCGGGCACCAGTCTGTGATGGTTCCCATTACCTAAGTGTAGGCATGAGCACAGACTGGTTGCCCGGTCAAGTTAAATGGATCAGACTTAGTTTAATGAGAACCATGCTGCTACGTTTACCCTATCGCAACAGACTCGTCAAGAAAAATCCATCCCAAAAATCAGGATGTTCCCGATTCAACCACCTGTGTAATAGCCTCCACCGATGCACCAGACGCCCCAGGAGGTCCGATCTGCCCTTGGGGTGGCAACGGGACGGGTAAGGGCTCCTGGGCCTCCTGGAAGTATTTACACAGGGTCCCTCCATTTCTAGCCATGGTCTGGGATTTTACGAAACAATCTCCATAGGGATCAGCCCATGCTGACCAGAACCGGCACTTGTCGCAACGCTGGCCCGCTCTAAGGCTTCGGTTTTTTCGCATGGAGTTCTTTCTTCATGGCGTGTTGGATTTTGGCGGCGCGGATATACCGGGCCATTTCTTCTTTTGGCCATCCCAAGACGGTAGCGATTCTGGCGGCTATATTGGGAACAGGAATGGCTTGGTCCAGAACGTATCGATAGACAGTCATGAGGGGAACGTTGATTTTGTTGGCCAGCCACGTTTGACTTCCATCATGGCATCCCTCTTTATGGGTTCGATGAGAGGCGATAGCCTGTCGGATTCTCTCGCCCAAGGTTGGGCCTTTCAGGAGATCCAGAATACCATCCGATACGGGCAGGTTCGTCGATAATCGGACATAGCTTACAACTGCCTCGTCCCGTTCCTGCTTGAGGGTCTTAATGTACTGTCGGACCCCTGGGAATACAAGGGTCAACCAACAACAAAGACGCTCAGCATCCTTAGCGGGGAGCAGATCGGCCTGGTTTTCATCGGCATCTGCCGAGGAACGAGTAATTTTGATATCGCCCCCTACGTTGCGGAATTCCAGGGAGCCGCAGATTAAAGGCCCGTGTTGGGCTAGATCGTGTTCAAGCTGCTTTGTGTCGTTGTTGGGTTTCATTTCGGGCGCCTCATATGGCTAGGCTGGGTGCATTGATTACGGTTCATGGCTTGTCCTCCTTTGGAGCATCGAGCAACAATCCAATAGCCGATTGCTCGTACTTCTCAATGTCGCTACCGATATACACGACATACTCATGCGTTGCCATAGTTTGGCCATACCAAACACCAGCGAGAAAGAACAGGATGTACAATGCCCAACGATAGGTGGATTGTTTTGTGGGTTCACTCATGGCCTTGTCTCCTTCGCGTAGGCTTCGACCTGGGCCTTCCACCATCGACAGTGTTCGCAGGTCCTGGGTGTGGTGGCTGGGGGCGTCATGGGGTCTCCTGCGTCGTGGATGGCTCCACAGCGATCCTGAATGGGCATGGGCTACCAAGGGGGATCTCGTAGGGGAACATGCTGGGGTTGTGCGTGGCAGATTGGCCCCCCTTGCGATCCAGCCATCGCAGGCAGGTCTCATGTTGTGGGCAGCCAGCGTCGTGGCATCGGCATACGTAATCGTGTAGGTGGGTCATTTGTTCTCCTTCGTGTAGGCTTCGAGGTCGGCGAGAAGTTCGGTCATGTATACCGATGCTCTTGTGTCTGTCTTCCTTGCGGCCTCTATTCTCAGTTTCTCCAGCCGCGTCTTCATCTTGGCGTAGAGGGTGTCGGGCGGATCAGTCGGAAGGGGGTGAAGCGATGTTGGGTTGCACCCTACGTAATCCCCACCAGTAACCGTTCGGCACACCCAGCGGTCATCAAACGGATCGATGCACAGCGGAACGACCAGCAGATTGTTGGGGCCGGCAAGACATTCCTCGCCGATCGTCGGATTCCAAGTCATCATAGTTTCCTTTCTTCTGTCAAAAAGGTAGCTCGCCCTGGACGTAACGTGTGAAGGCTCGCGACCAACAGGGGAATACGCCAGGGCGAGCGTGAACATCGGATTGATTCGGTTGCGAGCCATACCAGCTATACTATCGGTACGAGTTGGGGCTTGTCAATAAAATTGTCACAGAATTCTGAAAAAAGTCACACGTTCCTCTTGGCAACTGCCGATAGACATCATAGACTATAGGCAGAAAGGGGAACTACCATGAAGAGAAGTGCGAAACTGGCCGTGGTCGTCTATATCGGGTTGGCCCTGGGTGGGATCAGTAAGGGGGACGTCTTCAGTCGAATCCCTGAAGCAGACAGGGCCATCATCTCAACCGTCGCGGCAGAGTACCACCTGACGGCAGACCAGCGGAGACTGTTGTTTGCCATCCGGCTTACTGAGGCAGGCGGGGCGGGCCGAGAGATGGGAGTCTTGACCCCCGCCGCCCAACGGTTCAAGGGAGACCACGCCAAGAGTCTCCGTCTTCAGGTCCAGTATGCGGCCGGAACGATCAGTAAGCGGTTCACCGGGGACGTGGCCGCTTTTGCACGGCGATGGTGCCCGCCTTCGGCCGATCCGGTGGGGTATCGCAACTTTGTTCGGAATGTTGAGAAATTTCTTGCGGGGTAACATCTTCGTTCTGCTTTGTATATATCTCGCCGGTAAAAGCTCTGATTTCAAACTTGAGATTCGGATACATGGCATGAAAACTCTTGTAGCTTCCTTTGCTGGAGAAGTAGGCTTGTCGGGAACCGACGACTTCGATCCACACATCACGGGTAACGTCGTAAAAATCAGGCGTATAGGTTGCACGGTCGGAGCCGGGGGGCAGCTTGAAAGTAGCGGGGGTATACAGGAATGGTTTGTCCCCAAAAAAAGTAGCAGCAAAACGAACTTCTCGTTCGTGTGCGTGGGCCACTTCAACGTCTGTTGCCCCCCAGATGTTGACATGGGATCGCCATTCAGAGGATCGGTCTATTTCTTCCTTCCGTCGCAATCTGACATAACAGGGTTTGCATGTCCTACTTTTTTTGATAAAAATAGGCCGAGTTTTGCATACGACACAGAGTTCCATAAAGTCCTTTTGGTACAGCGGTTACGGCTATTGCATTTACTGACACATGCATCATTGTACAAATTTCTTAGGTAATGTCAAGGGAATTCTTGTTGACAAACGCCGAGTCTGCCGATAGAGTAAATATCATGATGCTGGCAAGCTCAATCACGATGACAAACAAACAAGCCCGTGCGGGTCAATCCTGTCGCTTGCCAGCACTTGACGCCCGCACGGGCAATTCCAATAGATGGGAGCAGACCATGGACAGCGATAGAATGACTGACAGAGAAGAGACCCGACAGGCGGATGCAAAGGCAAAGAGTCTCAGTGAGGCCGAGAAGGTCCTGTGTCCGAACTGTGGTGATGAAGTTGACGAGGACTCCATCGAACGTTGCCGATGCGGAAAACGGATCTGTCCGCAATGTGGTACGGTCCAGCACATCGAGGAAATCGATGATGAGTTGTTCTGTGGCTCGCCCAAGTGCGAAAAAGCGGCATTGGAGGCCGGGATCAGAGTCTTGGAGATGTTGCGTGATGGTGCGATCGCCGGGATCAATGATAAATACACCAAGATCATCGACGACGTCGCCAAGCAGATCGATCGCTTGAACCGGAAGGACCAGACCGAAGAAGTCGCTTTGATTCTGGCTGGTCTGGATGTGGTGAAGGGCACGTTGATCGGATTGCCCAATCAGATCAAAATGATCGATGAGGCCATGGACCTCATTCGCAAGCTGGCCAAGAAGTAACCGCAACATGCTCTTTGAAATCGGAATATCATCCCAGATGGCGGCGTAAGCCCTGACGCAAGGTTTACCTGCGAGCGGCCAGCCGAGGTTGACACGCGGGGCAGTGCTGAATGTACAGGCCCTTGGGGAGCCGGGTGGGGAATCCGGCCCATCTGGGATGTTTTGAACTTGCAGCATCGGTGTCCGTGGGTTCGCGATAAGCAACTCGGCCAGCCCCGCCCGCGATGCGGAAACGCTGTCCCATTGATGCTGCAATTGTTGGCCTCTGCGGGGGACATCTGGGTTCACCCAGGATCTTCTGAAATGGAGACTTACCCCGCATGAGGTCAAGTACGCTAGGGGCTTTCCGGCTGAAGGTAGTCGCATCGTAGACCGGGGAACCAAGCCAATCCCGCTCCGACTTGGATGGCCGGTAACGTTCGGGTTTAGCGACAGCCTGTCGCCGAGAGCCCCTATCAAACAACACGCAGCTGGGTTCTGTAGCTCAAGTGGGGGATCGTCCAACTGGTAGGACACTATGCCGCCGGGGCCCTATAGGCGGTATTGGAATGGTGGTTCGAATCCATCTCCCCTGTTTTGCAAGTCTCTCGCGATGGACGGTTCCACGCGGTCCTGCGGGACGCTGGCCGGTCGCGGTGATGAGCGTAACTGAAATAATCCTCTTTCGGGATCTGTCCAGGATGGGCAGGTAGGGATAGAATCTGGCGGCGGTCAAAGGAATGATCGTCGCCCCAGAATGAGAGGACAGTATGAGAAACAAGAGCTTATTGAAGGCAATCAGCGAGCTTGAGCCGAACGAGCAAAAACGGCTCAAGGAATGGACGAACGAGAGATTGGGTCAGCAGATAACCCATCGCAGACGGTGTCTGCTGACTCGGTTCGCGATGGACATGGACGAACAGGAAGACGATCATGTTGACGTTCAAACCCCCTGAGTTTGAGAAGACCGGATGCCCACGGTGTGATGGGCTTAGGCGGATGACAGGCAAGCCCAACGCGTTATGCCTCAGGCACGATCCATCGATTGAACAGTCGTTTCGTGACTTGCACAAGATACCCTACGAAGAGTTGAAGGCGAAGACGCCGAAGGAGAACAGCCATGTTGACAGCGAATAATAAAGGGGGGTCTAATGTTCCCTTGATTGAGGCCGGGTTGCACGAAGCCGTGTGCTATTCCATCGTGGACATCGGTACGGTTCACAGCGATCTGTACAGCACCGACCAGAGGAAGATCGTGTTGATTTGGGAGATTCCAGATAGTCGGATCGACATCAAGGACAAGGGCAATCTTCCCCGTGCCATCTCCAAGAAGTACACGATGAGCCTTGGAACCAAAGCGAATCTACGCAAAGACCTCGTGTCTTGGCGCACACGCGACTTCACGCCGGAGGAAGAGGCGTCATTCGAGTTGCAGAAGCTGCTCGGGGCGTCCTGTATCCTGAACATCGTCCACAATCGCAAGCAGGACGGCACGCCCTATGCCATGGTCGGGGCAGTTCTTCCCCTCAAGGGCAAGAAACTTGTGCCCGAAAATCCATTCTCGATCTACGGCATCGAGGAGAACGGGTTGGACATCCCCAATACTCTCCCGCCCTGGCTGGTCGAAGAGATCAAGAAGTCCCCGGAGTACCAAAAGGTTCTCCATCCGGACGACGGTCCCCAGGCCGACCAACAGGACGACACGGACCCTGGAACCGAAGACGATACGGAAATTCCGTTCTGAGGTCAGTATGGAACTGTACGGGCATATTGTAAGTGGCAAGCTGGTTTTGCCCGAGCACGTCAAGGTTGTGAGGGCTCAGTACCTAGCGTCGTTGCCGGATGGTGCCGCGGTGTGTGAGACGATCGAGCTGGCCAAGAAGCCCAAAACGAATCAGCAGCTGGCTGCGTTCTTCGGCATGGTGGTTATGGCTGCCAAGAGACAATTTGACCACATGGGCATGGACGTGATGAACGTTCCTTTGTCGGACGATCAGGTCAAAGAGGTGCTGTACCATTACTGCGGTGCGGTTGGTGAAGGTGGAGCCCACAAGAGGCTGTCCCGCATGAGTACGTTGGAAGCTTCGGCGTTCTTTGAAAACTGTAGGACGTGGCTGGCTGGTTTTGGTGTAGTCATTCCCGATCCAGACCCAGCTTGGCGAGAGAAAAAAAAGTAGCAGCGACATGAAAAAGAGCTTGACAATCGAGCGATTAGGTGTACGATTCGGTCATGTCGCAATGGCTGATAAACATTCGATTGCTCGACAACGAGGGGCCGCAAATAAACCTTGGCCGGTGCGACAGCGGCCCCTCACTTTTTTCCTTCGTACACCACGCATCCCCAAGACGAACAGGCTTCGGCCGCAATCGCCCTCTGTAGTTGCGCAGGAACGTCGAGCGAATTGGTCCTGTGGACAGGATTGTAGGCAAGGGATACCCCCTGTTAAGCATGTCCATAGCGTAGCCTTCCGCGTTGTTGAAGGGTTACAGGCAAGCCAGAGCCTTGATCTGGTAGGGATTACAGTCCACGATAGAGATTGCACCCAATCGTGGCCGTCCTTATGGCGGGCTGCACTGCGTGAGCGAGCCGATCTGATCCCGGATCGAAATGGTGAAACGCGCAGCAAGTCACCGGCGACCTCATCCCTCAAGCTGGTAGCCTTGTCAATCTCTGGCAGGGCTGCGTACGCGCACTTTCCTAAGCCCTTAGCTGGCAAATCCAACACTAACCACAACAGGAATCAACCAACATGACCAACTACGGCAAGTACAACAAGGCCAGGCGTGAACTTGAACTACTCAGGGCTGGCAAGTCAACAGACGAGATGCACTACTCCCCCTTATTGTGCACCAGGAAGGATTGGCAGAAACCTATGCCTTCTGACGACAAAAAAGACGCTCCTGATTCATCGACTGTCCAGTCTGGCGGCTTGTAGTTGCTGGACTCTCATCAGGGGGCTCGGACTCATAACCCCTGGGCCCCCAGTTTTGGAAATGAAGATTTCCTTTAAGCCTAGCTTGACAAAGTAACTGTGCAATGTACAATTATGGGGTCATGATGAATTGTACCTCCAAACTAAGTGATATTTCGGCCCGCCTCGGTGATGATCTGCCCCTGCAATTCATCATGACAGCCGGGGCGGAGCCGATACTTTTGGAGCACGCCATGAAGAAAATCCCCCTCACCCAGAACCAAGAAGCCCTCGTCGACGATGCTGATTTCGAATGGCTGATGCGGTGGAAGTGGCACGCAGCGTGGAGCAAGTGCACCAAGAGTTTCTATGCTAAACGAACTATGGGGCCAGCAAATGGCGGTCCGGCAACTATAGCCATGCACCGGCAGATTCTTGGGCTTGAACGTGGAGACAAGCGTCAAGGTGACCATAAAAACCACGATACGTTAGACAATCGGAGAGAGAACATTCGGATTGTCACGGACCAACAGAATCGGTTTAATCGTCGTGGTACAAAAGGCTACTCGTGGGATGTTAGTCATAATCAGTATTATGCTCAGATTAAAGTTGGGGGTATCAAGATATGTTTGGGTCGATTTGACGACCCGCACGAAGCGCGTACTGCATATCTCTCAGCGAAAGCAAAATATCACAATATTGAGGGGTCCCCAGTTTTTGGAAAGAGCCAATGATTCAACGAAAGAAGCCAACCCGAAAGAGAAGCAAGACCACCAAGGCCAAGCTTATCGCCAAGCTCGACGCGGTGTTCTCGGAGTTCATTCGTCTTCGAGACTCCGACACGAATGGAAACTGCAAGTGCTGCACCTGTTCAACGGTGAAGCCCTGGCGTGAGATGCACGCAGGTCATTACGTCGGAAGAGGGGCGATGAACACCCGGTTTGAGGAGCAGAACGTACATGCTCAGTGCTGTGGGTGTAATACGTTCCATGAAGGACGGAAGCCGGAGTACACCATTTTTTTGCAGGAATGGTACGGCGAGAGTATCATTGGGAAACTGGTATCGGCCGGTCACATTACGAAGAAGTGGGCTCCCATCGAACTGGAAGCCCTGATAGCTCATTACAAGGGCGAAGTCGCCCGCATGAAAAACAAGTAAAAGGAGAATCGATGGATAACCTCAAACGTGGCCGGTGGACGCAGGCAGAACTGAAAGACCTCAAGAAGTGGTTCCCGCACATATCGTCGCTCGACTGTGCGAGGGACCTGTGCAGACCGTACCAAGCGGTCCGGAAGATGGCATCGCGTCTACGGCTTAAAAAGACCCGCAAATACATGCGGTCGATCGGTCGGGGCTGACGGCGGGAAAAGGGGAAGGAGACAGCATGGATTACAGAGTATCGTGGTCGCAGGAGGCGAAATCAGGTACGTTTGACGTGCCAGCATCTGACGTCGAAGGCATGGATGAGTCCGATCGGAATGCGTATTTTCAAACCTGTGTCGACGAGGAAGTGCGATGCAATGGATCGTCCGGTTTCGTAGACGAGGTCAAGGAACTGGGGGACGAACCGAAGAAACGGAAGAGACGCAAAAGGAGTTAGTCCGGGCAGTCCGGACCCCAAGGGATAGGGTTTCAGAGTAAGTGGAAGGTGTGTTGCGATGGAAGATATACAAGACAGTGGGGTCCGATACTGTCCGCATTGCGGCAAGCCTGATAAGAATGACTGGAGGAAGTTTCCCCAGTTGGTGCACGAGGGCTGGATAAGAGAAAACGAGGGGTGGTGGTGTGACTTCTGCGATTCAAGATACGACATGAATGTATGGTCAGATCAGAAGTTCGCTCCAGATCATCCGATTCCCTCTGCCAGGGATGACTATGATGAACCACAACAGGAACCGGCCTCATTCTCAGCGACAGAGCAAGCGGGCCAAACAACAGGAGTTGACATGAAGATTTTACGAAGGGCAATGGTCGTGTGGTGCCTGTACGGAGTTGGTAAGTTGTTTATTATGGTCAATCCGTTGTTGTTCTGGATTGTAGCTAGGGCGTTTCCCTACTACAGGGATAACTCTCAGTTCAAGACGATTGCAAGCGTTGAGTGGAATTCAAGGTCGCTTGAGCAGATCCTATGGGTGTGGTTCTGGGCCGTTCTTGCGATTGGTATTGCGGCTGGAATCGTTGCTGGGATACACTATGCAGCGAAGGCCATATTCAACGAGAGTGACTAGTTCCGGCACTTGGTTGGGCCGGATTCAAAGGTAGGGTTTCCAAAGGAGAAAAACGATGACTCGAAGACAAAAGGGATGGTTTGGGGCTGCGGTGCTTCTGGCCTGGGTGTGTGTGTTCTGTGCGACCAGCTACGGCGAGGAGGTCCAGAAGGACGGATGGACGGTCACGGCGGTGGGCAGCGACGATCTGCTGTCCATGCGGATAGGAACGCGGCCCTGGGCTGGTCGGACGGAGATCGGCGGATTCGGGATATGGCTCGATGGCCTCAAAGAAGGCGAGGACGAAGCCTACGGCGGCGGTGCGTATGCGACCTATGACGTGGTTCAGGATGCCAACTTCACCGTTCTGAAGTACAACGTTCCGGCCACTATCTACGTCGGTGGCCAGATGGGATTCCTGCACCGCGAAGACTCGGACGAAGACGCCACCGCTGCGCTCATGACCGGCGTGAGTTTCGGAGACGAGAAGATCCGCATCGGTGTCGAGGCTCAATACCTACTTTCGCAGGACACCTGGAAGGAGTTTGGCGTGATTGAAGACCAGGGCCGGCTGCTTCTGACTCTTTCTCGTAGATTCTGACTCGGCGTCTTCGACGCACCATGAACCACGGCCCGCCGGCGGCTCTCCTCCCTCCAGCCGTGCCTCTACGCAACGGCGGGCCAGCTTTTTGAGATTGGAGGTCCAACATGGGATATCTATCGTTCGTGTGGTACGGCTGGAAGGGGCTTCGATCATCATGGAAGCAGATCAAAGCTCTCGATAAGCGGGGTGTGGAACGGTTCTCGCCGAAATGGTGGCGTGAGCTTCGTAAGTGGATCGAGATCAAGATTGCTCTCCTGTGCAAGTACGAAGACACCAGAGTCGCCAAGACATTCGGCACATACCGTGTCTTTCTCCACGGTATGTTGATCCTCCTGAAATCCGATCAGTTGGGTAGGATTGAGGCCGCTGCCGGGGACAACGCGAAACTCGACGCTTTGGTGTTGGAGTTGGAGTCGAAGCAAACGGACTACACGGGGGTGGTGTACCCGGCGCATTGAGGAGGAGATCATGACAACCTGTCTGATGACAGAGTACGTGTGCCCCCTGGCTGACGGTGGGCTCTGTACGGCGAGGACCATGGCAGATTTGACCAAATGCCCCAATTTGGTTCGCGCCGCTCTCCACTGGAAGCAGGAGCATGAGGTCATGGAGATGAGGTTGCAGAAATTGTGTGCCGAGCGGTATGCCCGGCATGATTCGGAGTAGCTGGGCAACAAACGCAGGATGCAATGGCCGGTCACGGGATGACTGAAGGAGAGCCTCCTGACACAACCCTCATTACATATAGTTGTTGTTTGCTGTTCAAAATCGCCTCTCTTGTCAAACACCCGGCTGGCAAGAGAGGCATCGTTTTGGGTCACCCCCTCACGGGGGGGTGTGGATTGAAACATTTCTGTTCCCGACCAACGCGAGCCCAATTCCGATAGACGTCATGCCATGTAATTTTGATGTTGGTGAGGGCTGAGAGCCGCTCGGCCTCGGAAACAGCGGCCTCATACTCCTCTCGGGGTACGTTGACTACGATCTGACGGATTTTCCTCATGGTATTCTCCATTCCCGGCCCGAGGGCCGATAGGGGGTCAGGCAATCAATTTGATGAACACCACGACACGGAGTGCCTCGGCAATCTGATGGGCCTGCTCTCGGTCAGTACAACCGATTTGTATACTGCGGGCGTACGGGTCGTCGTAGTCAAGCTCAGCGATGACGTTGTAGGCTACGCTGCCGTCAGTTAATTGCTCATGCTCAATTGCAACACTGTCGTTGATTTGCTCTCTTATGTTTGCCATTGTCTCACCTCATTCATATTTTGGTTTCTGTTTTCATTGCTCAATCACTACATATACTATATCGGATACATGTGATGATTGCAATAGAAATCTTTGTAGATTGTGACAAATAGCTGTAAGTCAATATGTCACAAAGGCTTGTAGAAAGAAAATTATTGACAAATCCATAGAGGGGTATGTACCATCCCAGAATGGACGAACAAAACAGCCCACAGCCCAACATCGACCAGACAGAGACCCCCGCCGTATCTGGGGATAAGCCAGCCAAGAAGCCAAAGCCCACACCGAAGCTCACCCATTTGCAGCGTCGGTTCTGTGCCGAGTACGTTATAGACATGAATGCCACTCAGGCAGCAATCAGAGCGGGATACAGCGAGAAGACCGCATATTCCAGCGGGCAACGTCTGTTGAAGTCGGTTGAAATCCAAGCCGGATTGGCCGAATGGCAGCGAAAAATGGCCTCAGACCTGGAGATTACCCCCAAGAGAGTGCTCAAAGAATGGGCTGGGATCGCGTTCGGAAACATCGATGATTTCACCGACGACGAGGGGCGGATCGACCTGAGCAAGGCAACGCGGGCACAGAAGGCCACCATCAGCGAGATCACGACTGAGACCTACGTAGAGGGTCATGGCGAGGACGCTGAGACGGTCAAGCGGGTCAAGCTCAAGTTCCACAGCAAGACGCAATCCCTCGATGCATTGAGCAAGCACCTGGGTTTGTTCGAGACGGACAACAAGCAAAAGGGCGTGGACGTGGACGCCTTGCGAGAACTGATTCGGGGGATACAAGATGGAGGCAGTAGCAGACTTCTCCCAAGTTCGGGCTCTTGATTGGCTCAAGGGCAATCTCGGGAATCCGATATGGAGATTGGAGCATTTATACTGGATATTGGATGAGGATGGAAAGCGGGTGAAGTTTACGTTGCGGCCTGCAATCAAGATCCTCATTCAGACGATGCACCTTCGCAATGTGATTTTGAAGGCTCGGCAATTGGGGTTTACGACGTTCATAGCGATCTTGTTTCTTGACTCGTGCTTGTTTGCGTCAAACCTGCAAGCGGCGATGATTGCCCACCGCATGGAGTCGGCGAAGAAGATATTCGCCACAAAGGTCAAATACCCGTACGACAATCTCTCAGAGCAACTGAAGGACAGCCTGCCCCTGAAGAAAGCCCCCAGTGGACGCGATCAAGAGAGCATGAGCGAGATGCAATTCGACAACGGATCGGGCATCCAAGTCGATGTCTCGGTTCGTTCTGGCACCTATCAGCTTGTCCACGTCTCGGAATACGGCTACCTGAGTGCGTATCATCCGCAACGAGCGAACGAAGTCAAGACCGGCACGCTTGAGACGGCGCATCAGAAGGCCCTTGTGTTTGTCGAGAGTACCGCGGAAGGTCCCGTGGGGGAGTTCTACGACATGTGGGAGACAGCGTCCAGCCATAATGGGCCGTTGGGGCCGTTCGACTACAAGCCGGTGTTCTTCGCGTGGTTCGACAACCCCGAGTACACACTCGACACACGATATGCTGTGGTATCGCAAGCGGATGAGGTCTACTTTGCGAGTATCGCGGCGTGGTGGAAGAAGAACGGGCGAGAAATCCATCTGACCGACCAACAGAAGGCATGGTATGCCAGCAAGGCCAAGGCTCTATCGCAGGACATCTACAAGGAGCATCCATCGACGCCAGAGGAGGCGTTCCAGGCTTCGACGGTTGGGACGTTCTGGGCCGCAAATCTCAATGAACTACGACGGCGAACCCCTCCGCAAATCACCAACGTGCCATGGGATAAAAGTGCGCCAGTCTATGCGTTCTGGGACTTGGGCGACGTGCATACCGCGATCCTCTTCGCTCAGTTCATCGGCAAAGAGATTCACATCATAGACAGCTATGAGGACAACGTAGGCATCGGTATCCCGGCGTACGCCAAGATGATCCAGTCGTTGTCATACCTGATCCCCAAGGATGGGCACTTTGCCGGGCCGGATCTATGGGGGTCCAACGCCAAGAGCATGCAGACCGGCAAGACGACCGTCGCTCTGGCCAGGGAAAACCAGATCGATTTCCAGAAGATTGAGCCCCACGAAGTCAGCGACGGCATTCGTGACGTTCAGGTCATTCTTTCGGTGGCCTGGATCGACAAGACGCGGTGCGATATTCCTCTGAAAATGTGGCAGAAGTATCACAAGAAGCTCAATGAGTCGGCAAGCACAAAGGATCGTCCATACTACTTCGACAGTGAAGCCGAAGGCCCGGAATGCCACTTCTCCGATGCACTGCGGCATTTGGCGAGAGCGTATCGGTGGCAGACCATCGGCGGAGAGTACATCGGAGATAGCCGCCGTATCGCCGCCCACTTCGATCGCAAGGCCCAGGGATACCCAGCCGTCAACCGCAACCCTCTCGATTGGCTCACAGGAGGCTGACCATGATATCGTTCACACACAAACCCCAACGCCTGATCCTGCCGCCGAGTCTGACACGGCTTTCGGCGCCGCTGGATGTAGATCGGTCTCCAATCCGGGCTCGATGCGAATGCGGGCGACTGGACATCCTCTGCGTCCCCAACGCGACGGGAGAGATCCATTGGACGTGCAAGTGCGGCCGGAAGCATGGTATTGGATTTCGCCCGGAAGCAGAATCTCATGGCCAATCCAACGAAACCCTTCAACGCAAGCCCATTGAGCATTTGTGTCAAACCCCCAAATGCGAGTACCGGACGTGCATCGTCCTTCCGGAGGGGGATGGTGAGCTTCGCTGGACATGTCCAGACTGCTCTGTGGTTTGGGGGATGCGGTTCAAGGCTGATGGCCAGGTGGATCTGTACAAGGTGCTATGATGGCTGATCTTGAGTCCAAACAAGCTGTTGATGAGGCCCGAGCGAATCAGCGGATCTACAAGCTGGCCGAACGGGTCACGAAACGGCAGATTCTCCTCGCCAACGACATCAAGCGGAAGGAGTTCGAGGAAAGTTCCAAAGAGGTCATTCGCTGGATTCGTTGGGATGCGATCAAGTGGCTTCAGGACAACGGCTGCACCGGAGAAAAGCCCGGCCAGTACTGCCACACGAGCAAGCCGTTCACTGATGCTATCGCGTCGGCCGATGGATTCGTTGGGAACACCTTCGGCGAAGACGATTGGGTCAAGGCGATGATGGAAGAGGACGCCCTGAACGACGTCGATATCGTCCAGGCGTGGACCCAGAAAATCAGCAAGTATCTCATGAACCACTACCGCTACGGTAGCTGGATGATGATCCAACCTGCGACGGCATTGGACTCCCTGACGTTTGGAAACGCTCTGACCTACACCGGCAAGGAAAACCGGAGCATCTACCACAAGCGATGCAACATCCTCAACGCCTACATCAAGAGACTCTCGAACCTCCACATTGGTCAGATCCATTACATCGAGCCCTACATGGCCGGGGAAGCCTACGAGAAGTGGGGCGACAAGCTCAGTCCCACAACGTGCCGCGCAGCCGTCGATAACCCGACTCAGAGAGTAGAGGTAATCCGGTGCGTCTACGGGGTGGAAGATGCAATATTCAATGATCTGTCGATCAAAATGGACGATACGTGGACACATTACGAGGTTCTGATCGAGAAAGACAGCGTAAAGAACACCTCCGCATATGACGACAAAGACCCCATGTGTGGCGTGTTGGAGAGTGCTGGGTACTCCTACAACCCCTTCTCGGACTGGCCCTACTGGCTTCCGAGTTCTGAAGATGGCTACGGCTGGAGTGCGTATGGGTCGGCACTGATCTCGGTTAAACGGCTCCATGCGGCGTACAAGGGCCTAACGAATGCAGTCCAGCAGGCAACAGACCCCAGCATGAAGACCACGCTGGAGAACAAGAACAAGATCGACCTGCGGCCGGGACGGTTCTCGTATCTGGATCGTGCAGATGCGGTCTTGGAGGAGACCTACAAACGCGGTATTCAGTACCCGTTGACCATCGATTTCATCGAACGGATGGAAGCTGAATTGGAAGAGGTCTTGCACCTGTCCCTGTATCAGGCCATGACCCAACGAACCAAGGAAATGACCGTCCCAGAGGTCCTGGAGGTCATCGGCGAGAAGGCCCGCCAACTAGCCCCGAGAATCGGAACCAGGCAGTATCTCTACGACAACCCCATTCACGAGAAAACGCTGACGCTGGCGAAGATTCTCGGCCAGGGACCGCTACTGAACAAGCCCGCGGGGCTGGATGAGGTCATTCGGCAGAACAAGCTCAATCCCGAGATGAGATTCATCTACTCAGGCCCCCTGGCGCAGGCGAATCAGATGGTCATGCTCAGTCGAAAGACACAAGGGGCATTGACACTTCTTGTCCCGCTGGCCCAGATGGGCGAGAAAGCGGCCCAGGAGGTCCAGGACAGCATGAAAGCGGGGGTTTGGGCAGAACATATCCTCGACACCTCTGGAATCGAGCAGGACGTGGTGACGACCGAAGAGGAGAAGAAGCAGATCCAGCAGCAGCGTGCGACCGAAATGAAGGCACAGATGACGGCACTGGCAGCCCAGACCGCCAAGACAGCAACCGAGGGCGAGCGAAACATGGCTCAGGCTTCTCAGATGGTGGGACAATGACGATTGACGAGACCAAAGCACTTCAGACGATGTTCTTCAGGCATCCGGGTGGAAGGGTGTTGGAACGGGAACTTCGAGAGATCGGCCACATTGACAGTGGGATCGACAGCGAAGAAGCCCGAATCGAACACAACACTGTGAAGCGGATTTTGACCCTCATGGGGTGCAATATCCAGTTCGGACGAGAGACGATCCGCCTGCCTCAGCAGCAGAGCGGGACAGAACAGGACAGCGTATTGGGAGTGAAGGAGACACCGAATGCCGGAAGTTGAAGGACAGAGCCAGGGCAACTGGTTCGATAAGTACAAACCGCCGGCCGAGGATCATGGGATTCTCGGCAAGTACAAGGATGAAGGCGAGGCCATTGCGTCCATTGGAGCAAGGGAAAGACACATCAGCCAGACGATCAAGATTCCAGACGCTAAGGCCAAGCCCGAAGATCGTTCCAGGTCCATTCGAGAGATCATGGGCCGATTGGGGGCGTTCGATGAGCCCGCCAAGTACGAGGAATCGCTTCGGAGCCTGATTCCTGCCAATCTCAAGGACGAATTCTCAGACGAGGACATCGCTACTGTCGCCAAGGAAGCTCATCGGCGGGGTGTTCTCCCTGAAGCCTTCGCAGCGGCCATGAAGGAGCGAATCGAAGAGACCGGGAAGAAGTCCAAGGAATCCAAGGAGAAAGAGACCTCCGAGAACCAGCGGAAGGTAGACGATGACAAGTTCATCACCGATCTGTGGGGACGATCCAAGACCGACAAACTCAAAGACGGTGAGGCGTTCGCCAAGCACCTTGATTCCGTGTTTGCCACGATGAACCGCCAACGCTTCAGCGAGGAAGAGATCGCAAACGGTGGTGGGGTATTCCAACGAATGCTCGGAAGCACCACAGCGCCGGAGATGAAGATCCTGTTCGCTGAGATGCAACGGAGGATCTTTGGTGGAACAACGCCACCGGGCGGCGGCAGTGCGCCGGGCGGCAACAATATGTGGCAGAAACATTACGACAGCTTCATGCGTGACTGCGGGGGCTTGGCGGACGCTGCTGAGCGAGCTCGAAAATACGCAGACAGCATGGTGGGAGGACCCAGATAATGAGGTATCTCGTTCCAACATCGACCAAATTCATTGCCGGCGGCAAGGGCTTTCGTATCTTCGTGGAGACCGACAAGGACCATCTCCAGGTCGGAGAGACCCTGTCCGAGCATATCAAGGTGGGACGTCGAGTGATCGTTCCCGAGTCGAGATTCAAGCCGGTTGACCCGGTTCAGATTGAGGAGTATAGCAATGCCACGACCGCAGCAGCGACAGCCAAGCCCGACATCCGAGGCGCAAGAATCTCCGACGACTTCGACGACGCCGAAATCGGTGAAGACAAGGACGTATCGAATCACGGCTCTGAGTGACGCACGGGGAAGCCACAGCGAGGACGTCATCGGGACTCGGGCTGATTACGAAGCGGTAGTTCTTCGGTACATGACAATGGGGCTTCCCTACCCGATTGCTCCGGGTAAGTTGGAGTTCCAGAGGGTGAGATGCGTATCTGTCGAGATTATTGGGTAAATTTCCATTGACAAAGTAAAATGGATAGTTGTAGAGTATGGGTATCCTATCGGGCACCCCGCACAACAGCGGGCCTGATCGTTGCCGAATCGTAATCGGTAGCCGAACGCGGGCTTAAAATGATAGGAGCAGCCTGGCACAGGCCGGGAACCTCTCCGAGTAATGTCGGAATATGGTTTCAGAAAGGGCCTTTCCATGGCTGGAGAAGCATCCCCCAACACCTACTGGAACATGGGCAATACCGCCGTGTTCTTCCACAACGAAAAGCTCGTCGAGCGAGTCGATAACCTCGTTCGCGGCGAGCCTATTCTCGAAGACGCCGTTGTCATGACGGCCAACGAAAAGCTCGGCAACTACGGCCTGCGGCAGCAGTCTTTGCCCCAGGGCGAATTGGTCAATCTCGGCGGATACGTCGGACGAGGCATCTCAACCTACGAGCCCTACAACGAGGGCATGGCCACCGTCAAGAAGAAACTGGAGGTCGATGAAGACACTCTGGATCTTCAGGGCGAGGGCTGGCTGATGAACACCGCCATTCCCGACATGCGGGAAGGGCTCAAGCAGGCGTCGGCCCTGCAACTGATCGAAGGCGATGGGTCCAGTCCTAAGAGCTTCGACGGCCTGAAGGTCCGCCGATCCTACTCGGACAACGAAGGCGGCGACGGGTACAAGCCTGAGAATCCCGATCCGACCACGGCGGCTCAGTACGGCGTCTACCACGCCGGCGGCACTACGTACAGCACGCGAATCTACGCTGTCCAGTGGGGCAAAAAGAAGGCGTCCGTCATCACCCCGGAGATGGGCGATGGAATGGGCTTGTACGAGAGCCCCCTTAAGGACGTCGAAGAGAACGACGCCAACGACACGACCAAGAGCCGAACGATCTATCGGAAATACTTCCGTCGGAGATTTGGCTTCAACCTGGCCGACGAACGGGCTCTGGGATGCATCATCGGCATTCCAACGGCCCTGTCCAGTATCGCGACGGCAGCCATCATCGAGCAGCACCTGTACCGGATGCTCAATGAGTGGTTCAAGGGACCGGAAACGATCTGGCTGTACGTTTCTCCCAGAGTCGAGACGATCCTCATGCTGATGATGAACAACAAGCAAAACGTGTGGCTCAGCCGCGACAACCCGTATCGGATGGACATTCCGTCCTGGGGTGGTCGCTATCCGATCCGCCGTTGCGAGGCCATCAGCGAAACCGAAACCGCCAACGCCGCCGTCTAATCGGTCGGAGAATGGAGTAAGATCATGTTGATCGAACAAGTTTGGAATTTTCACGACGGGACTACGGCATGGGCCATCACCGGGGATGAGTGGTCTCCGATGTTCATCGATCTGGAGATTACAACGGGCCGATTCGCTCGAACCGGCGAAGTGTGGCTCTGGATTCAGGCCTCCGTGGGAACGCAAGCCCTGCTCTATGGCGACAACGACGAATACTATCGTTTCATCCTCAAGAGCAGTGCCACGAACGACGACACGAACCTGGACGGAACCATCAAAGAGCATATCGCCACGCCGCTGTACAGCAAAACCGGGGCCGGCACCGGCGATACGCGACTGGTCGCCGGGCGAAGACCGTTCTTCGCAACGGCCATTCCGCCGGAAGACCTTCTGCGGTACATCCAGTTGTACTGCGATACAACGGGCACCTGCGGGAATTCCGATCTCCAGGTATACGCCGGTCTGGCACCGTCCAAGAGTGCCATTCCGAACATCGCGTACCTTCAGACGGCGCGTCCGAGCTACACGAACGTCGTTGCTCCAACGTAAGCACAACCGAAACGGGCCGGGCCTATCCCGGCCCTTCTTCTTTCACAAGGAGTTTTGACCATGAAACGAATCTGGACCATCTTGGTTCTGCTGATGCTGGCATCTGTGGCCCATGGGACCATGACCTACAGTGCCGGCGACATGATCGACCCGAGATATACGGGATACTTGTTCACCGGGAATCAGTACCTCGATCGACACTACCTGATGCACAACGAGATCGAGGGGTATCTCGAAGGCACGACCGTATTCCCCTCCCTGAGCATCATCGAGAGTACGGGAGCGACCTACTACACCAAACTCATGGGCGGGAATCAGTCGGCGAATTTGACGCTGACCCTTCCGACGGCCTATGCGGGGGTGACCGGTTACCTCCTGAGTTCGACAGACGCTGGCGTGCTGTCCTGGGTTGCCCCGAGCAGCACTACGTTTACCGGCGGAACGATCACTTCCGCAACTACGCTGGATGACGGAGTCACCGACTCTCCTGCACTGGTACTGAAGGACGCAACCGACGAGACGGCGTCCTTTGTCAAGGCGGATGCTGGGTTCCTTACCCTGACGACTGTTGCGGGGGATGGTCTCAATGTCCTGGTGGGCAACATCAAGCTCGGCAACGGTACGCCCGATGTGGCCCAGGACGGAGAGGATGCCTACATCGAGGGCACGTTGGAAGTGGACGGTGCGACCCAGTTTGATGGGGCCGTTGCGGCGACCTCGACGCTGGTCGTAACCGGCATGCTGACGGCAAATGCCGGATTGACTGGCGATGGTGTTGCTCCGGTTACAGGCTTTACCAAGGTGGTTGAGGCCCACACGGCGGACGACACCTTGCTTGTCGGAGAATCGGGCTCGGTCCATACCAACGCTGCTGCGGGCGGTACTGTCGCTCTAACGCTGCCGGCTGCTGCCGCCGGCCAGACCTTCACCTTCAAGCTGATGGCGGCTCAAGCTCTTCGAATTACCCCTGCCGCCGGTGATGCGATCTACATCGGGGCGTCGGCCGGTGCCGCCGCAGAATACTGGTATGCCGACGCAGTGGGTGAGACCGTTACGCTCACTGCCGTGGACGCAACGAACTGGATTGCCGATTCCTATATCGGGACTTGGGCGCAAGAGACTCCGTAATTGAGGTGAATTATGAAACGACATCCTTTGATCGTCGTGGCTGTTCTGTCTCTGTGTTTGGGGGTCGGCCTGCTCGCACGGGCCGACCTCCGTATTCTTTCGGGGGTGCAACTGGGGTCAGTATCTGAGGTCAAAGGCCCCGTGATTGCGAGGACTGTCGAGGCCACGGACAGTCCGGCGATCGATACCACGACTGCCACTTGGACCGGGGCTCTCTCGCATTGCACGGCCTTCCCGCCTGACTCTAGTCTGGTCAGTCTCTCCATTCTGGCCCTGGACGCCGCAGATGACCCTGCGTCGGGCCAAATCGCCTGGAAGCTATGGTTGGCTCCCAAGAACGGTCCGATGACTCTGGCGGCCTACGGGACGTGGGCAATGGGCACCTTGGAAGT